TTGTACGGTACGATCCTAATCATACCATTAATAATCAGGCTATTGCTTACAAGTCTGCAAAGACTGGGGACATACATCCGCTTGCGGGCTGGGCTCTTCTCGAAGGAGTGGAGGTTGACGAGGAGCAACAGTCTTCTATTATCGATGTTGTTAAACTTAAGGAGAACCCTGTCACAAAAGGGAAGGTCTCTTTTACGCCGCCTTGGGTAGAAGAACTAGGGTTAAAAGTTGGCGACGTGGTAGGATTTGCTAAAAACATGGATTATCGCATCACCATTGATGGGACTGAGTACTATAGAACCCGCGCAGAAGACTTAATGTATGTCGAGAAGTAAAAAGTTTACTACAATAAGCGCCGCCGAAAGGCTTATGAACAGCATGGAGGTTGCTATTGACAACATGATTGAAGAGGTTAAAAAGCCCGTTGATCCTGAAGCTGGTGGCTCCTCTAGGAAAGCTGAACTTCAATCCATAAAGCAGACAGCTATTGACTGCAAAGAACTTCTGGTAGAGCGCCAGAGATTAGAACAAATGGTTAAAGACCTTAGAAGTAATGGAGAAATCAAACAAGAAAAAGACTACTCAGGCGGATTCGCCGAGCGTTTCTCAAAATAACGCCAGTGGATTGATATACTGGGATGACTATAACTTTGATAATCAAAACAATACAGCGGGTTACTTAAAGATAAATATATGCACCCGTAGCTCAGCTGGATAGAGCATCTGCCTTCTAAGCAGACGGTCACAGGTTCGAGTCCTGTCGGGTGTACTAATTGAATAAAATGAACGTTTACGGAACTATGTGCATGATGCCAGACAGATACCCTCGGTCTTTGTCGTGCGTGATGTCCTTGAAAGATCAGGTCGAAAAACTATACCTATGCCTTAATGGGTTTAATGACATTCCAGAAGAATTAAAGGAGGACTGGTTAGAAGTTGTTCATGTAGGTGAAAACATAGGGGCTGTTGGTAGATACACAAAGCTGCCAGAGATTGACGGCCATCTGATTTCGTGTGATGACGACCTCATATACCCGCAAACGTATGTCTCAGACTTCTTAAAAAGATACGAGAAGGAAGGAGCCTGCATGCTGTCTCACCACGGAAAAATTGTAAAAAACAACAGAATACGCAATTTATCTCACTGCCTTAGAGATAGCGTATATACAGGGCCTTTAGATATTCCTGGCGCTGGGGTTTTATTTGTTTCGTTTGAGCTTAACGGATGGAATAAAATGGTCCTAGAGTCACCTAAAAATCCAACTGATATTTACGTAGGCTGTATAGCGAAAAAAATGAGCTATAGAATTCTTTCTATGGCCCACCAAGAGGGATACCTTGAATATGTTGATCCTCCAGAAGGAACAACCATCTGGGACCAGGAAACTCAATATCAAGATATACCTCATATCTTTGAAGAAATCTTAAATAGAATTTAAATGCCAGATCTAATTTGCAAAAAATGTAAGACTGAAAAGTCGGTTCAGACTTTAAGTATGAAATTTAGAAACGGGGATGTCTATTATCCTGAAGGTCAGTGTGATTGCGGTGATCAAATGGAGCTGAAGAACCCTAAAAAAGGAGTACCTTCGTTAGGTAGAATGACAAGGCACGGACAGAGCTACTGATGTCCAACGTAATAGACATAAAAGGATATGAAACTAAGGGGATTAAGATCGACCCTAACGGTACAGAGGGAGAGGTTATCGAGCTCCACGGGTTACTCGCTGTACTACCGAAAAAACCAAAACGATCGGAGATTCTCTTCCATGACAAGCCAAAGGCAATGCAGATGTGGCAACGCATTCCTATGCCCGAAGAACTGCAAAGGATTCGCAGTATGGATGAGTGGCTCGAAAAGCCTGCCGAGTTTCGAAAAAAGTTTCATTCTTACATCGAACAAGAGTTTCAGCGTAGGCGTGACGGTGTTTGGTTTTACAATAATGGGGAACCTACGTATATTACAGGGAGACATTATATGTTTCTACAATGGTCTAAAATTGATATCGGATATCCATCATACCTTGCTTTCCAGAAAGAAATCTTTCTCCACATGGCTGCGTGCGAAGCTGATCATCGTTGTTTCGGTCAGCTATATACTAAGTGTCGTCGTTCTGGCTACACTAATATATGCTCTTCTGTTCTTGTGGACGAAGCTAGTCAAGTTAAAGAGAAGCTTTTGGGTATTCAGTCAAAGACTGGTAAGGACTCTCAGGAAAACATCTTTATGAAGAAAGTGGTTGCGATCTTTCGCGGCTACCCGTTCTTCTTCAAGCCAATTCAGGATGGTACTACAAATCCCCGTATGGAGCTCGCTTTCAGAGAGCCTTCGAAGAGAATTACTAAAAATAACAAAACCTCAAACCGAGGAGATGCGCTGAATACAGTAATAAACTGGAAAAACACTACGAATAATGCATACGACGGCGAAAAGCTGCATATGTTGTATCTGGATGAGGCTGGAAAATGGGAGAAACCAGCAGATATCCGTGAGGCTTGGAGAATCGAAAGAACTTGTCTTATTGTAGGTAAAAGAGTTGTTGGAAAAGCTCTAGTTGGCAGCACTGTCAACCCAATGGGTAAGGGCGGCAAAGAGTACAGGGATTTATGGGCTGATTCCGACCCAAACGAAAGAAACAATAATGGACGTACAAGATCAGGTCTATATAGAATATTCATTCCAGCCTACGACGCTCTTGAGGGTTTTTTCGACAAGTATGGAAACCCAGTGGTTGATGACCCTTCCCAAAGCGTACACATACATGGTGACGTAATAGGTATTGACGGCGAAGCTATTGATCAGGGTAGTAAAACCTATCTTAAAAACGAAAGACATTCATTTAAAGATGACCCGTCAGAACTAAACGAAATTATTCGTCAGTTCCCATTCACTGAAGATGAGGCTTTCAGGGATAGCATCGAAGGCAGTTTGTTTAATATTGGTAAGATCTATCAGCAAATTGAGCACAATGACAGCCTATACCCTAGCCCAATAGTTCAAGGTAATTTTGTATGGAGAACCAAAGACGAAGAGGTTGTCTTTTCTCCAGACCCGAACGGAAGATTCCGTGTTGCTTGGCTTGCTCCAAAGCATTTAAGAAACATCAAGGCAGAAGACAGGGGCAAGAAAGTGGCTCCAAACGGACACATCGGTGTGGGTGGAGTTGACTCCTATGACTTAGACGCTACGGTAGACGGCAGGGGATCGAAGGGTGCATTGCACATGTACAATAAGTTCAACATGGATGTACCAGGGAATACGTTTGTTGTGGAGTACGCTTCCCGCCCAGACTTAGCTAGCATCTTTTACGAAGACGTTCTTATGTGTGCTTTTTTCTATGGTTATCCAATACTAATAGAAAACAATAAGTATGGTATTGCAAGGTACTTTGAATCAAGGGGTTATGACGGGTATTTGATGGATAGACCAAGCCACCTTAGAAACAACAGCTCTAATTCTAATGTAAGAACAAAGGGAATTCCATCCAATTCTCAAGATGTAATTCAGGCCCACGCTCACGCTATTGAAGCTTACATACACGATCACGTTGGCATTAACCCCGAAGAAGGTGAAATGGGGAAAATGATGTTTAACAGAACGCTTGAAGACTGGATTGGGTACAAAATAGACAAAAGAACTAAGTTTGACTTGACTATTAGCTCTGGTTTAGCTTTGCTTGCAGCTCAAAAATCCAAGAAGGAAAAGCCCCGCACCTCCTTTGATAACAGGAAGTTTTTTAGAACCTACAAGCCAAAAGCTTGGCACTCCTAGTTTTACTATATTTGCATTGAGTTAAATTACTCCACTCATTGCAGATGCACAGTACAAACAAAAATTCTTCCAGCTTCCCAGATCCACTGGCTTCTTCTGAGGTGAAGCAGGGCAAGGAGTATGGTCTGAAATACGCTAAGTCGATTTATCGGCAGTGGGGAAAGATAGATCAGCAAAATTCCGTATACGGCAACAGGAAGAAAACCTTCGAAAAAAACAGACGTTACGCAAACGGCACGCAAGACACCGCTATTTATCGGTCTCTTCTTAGTTCCCTTGATCCTAATAACGGCGATGGAAGCATGCTTAACCTGGATTTCACTCCAGTTCCTATCCTCCCTAAATTCGTCAGGATCGTTGTAAACAAGATTCTGTCTTCTTCTCCATACCCTAATCTTGAGGCAATTGACCCGATATCTTCTTCTGAGAAAGACTTAAAAAGAAAGAAGATCGAGTTGTCAGTAAAGTCAAAAGAATCACTAAAAAGTATTGAGCAGAATCTTGGGGTTCAAGTTGCGGGCCCACAAAAAGATATTCCAGAAACCCTTGAAGAGGCTGAGATATTTATTGAAAACAATATTAAGTCTAACTCAGAGATTGCAGCTCAGATAGCAACAAATCTTACTTTAGAGTGGAATGACTTCAATGATTCCATTCTTAGAAGGTGTGTAAATGACTTGACTGTCCTTGGGCTTTCTGTAGTGAAAAGGGATAATGACCCTAACTACGGTATCCACACTTCTTACATCGATCCAGTAAACTTTGTTCATAGCTTTACGGAAGACCCTGGCTTTAACGACTTGGTTTATGCTGGACATGTAAGGTACGTACCCATTCAAGAGCTAAAGAGAATGGCTGGCGATCAGTTTAGCGAGGAGGATTTCAAGCGGATTGCTCAAAAGGCGCAGAAAAAATATGGGTATGATGCGTCAAAGCTCACTCAGTCTTCTTACGACAGAGTGAACAACATATCTAGCTTCGGTTACGATGAGTACATGATTGAAGTTTTAGATTTTGAATTCACGTCTGTAGACAGTGAATACTACGAATCTAAAGAGAGTCAATACGGAAACGTTGGGTTTTACCCCAAGGGCGAAAATTACAAAGCCCCAAAAAATTCTGTATTTAACAGAGAGGTCACTAAGTTTGAGAATGCAACTGTCTACGGCGGTTGTTATATCCTAGGAACTGATTACATCTTTAATTACGGAAAGAAGACAAACGTTCCCAAGAATGTATACGATATAAGCAAGGCCAATCTATCGTACTCTGTTTGCGCTACAAACATTTTAGATATGATGCCGAAGTCTCTGGTTGATAGCTGTATTGGTTTTGCCGACCAGCTTCAGCTTACGCATCTTAAGCTTCAGCAGGCAGTGGCAAAAGCTAAGCCTGATGGTATTATCATTGATATTGAAGGCTTAGAAAATGTTCAACTAGGTAAGGGTGGTGAACTTCAACCGCTTGATCTCCACGATATCTACGAGCAGACTGGTGTATTTTACTACAGGAGTAAGAACCCAGAGGGAGGATTTCAGAACCCTCCAATTAGAGAAATAGGAAATAGCATTCGGAATGTAAACGAATTGATTGGACTGTATAATCACTACCTCAGGATGATCCGTGACGCTACGGGAATCAACGAGGTAATGGATGCGTCATCCCCAAAGACAGACGCTCTTGTTGGTGTCCGTCAACAAGCTATTGCGGCGGCTAACAATGCGATTTATGACATCACAAACTCTTCTATGGTTTTGTACAAGAAGGTTTGCACTGACATCGTTAAGTGCCTTCAGGTTATTCACCCTGAGTCTATTCTTTACCGCATTTATGAAAACGCCGTTGGTAAAACAAATATGAAGGTTCTTAATTCATTCAAAGACCTTCCTATGTACAACTTTGGTGTAAGGGTGGTTAAAGAGATGGAGGAGGCAGAGAGAGAGTACCTGGAGCAGAATATTCAGATTGCTCTTAGTCAAAAGGAAATCGATCTAGAGGATGCTATCGCTATTAGGCAGCTTAAAGACTTGAATCAGGCTGAGCGTTTACTGGTTGTAAGAAGAAAAAAGAGGATTGCATCAAACCAGCAAATTGCTATGCAGAACTCTCAGCAGCAAGCTCAGATTCAACAGCAATCAGCACAAGCTGCTTCTCAGGCTAGACAACAAGAGATGCAAATGGAGGCTCAGCTCAAATCGCAAGAAATGCAACTTAAAATGCAGTTAGACTCTAAGCTAGAAGAAGTAAAGCATGGATTCAGAAAGGAGATCGAAATGATTAAAGCTCAGGCGCTTCTCGGTGTTAGATCTGATGATCAAGAATTCAAAGAAAAGCTTGAGGTTTTGAAAGAAGACAGAAAAGACGACAGGGTAGAAAAGCAAGCAGTCGAGCAAAGTAAGCTTATTGCACAACGTCAAGGCGATCAAGACCAAATGCAGATGCCTCCACAACCACCTCAAGGCGAGGATTTATCACAAATGTTAGGACTATAAAAATGGCAACAACTATAAACTTAGACACCTCACAAAGGGTTGACATCATCTGCAAAAGAGGTGACACGTTCGATCTTAGGTTGACGCTAACCACCTCATCGGGCGCTGCTGCCTTTACTGCGGATGACATTTTCTTGATGCAGGTTAGGGATTCTGACCTAAACGACTCGGCGACTGCCGCCGACATTACTCTTGCGACAACGGTTAATTCCGTTGATCCAACTACTCAAACGTATGTTGACTTTTCGTTCGATTCTGCCACAATGAAGGGCATCCCTTCTGGTTTGTATGTGTACGACATTGAACAACAAGCATATGACGGAGCTACAGGCCCTACAGTCAGCACTTTAATTTACGGTACACTTAAAGTTAACGAAGATGTTTCAATAACAGCTTAACGATGAACAATGCCGATAAGTGTAGACCAACCATCAAGTATAGCTGTATCAAGCTCTAGCGGAGGAACAATAAGAGTATCCATCGTAAGTTCTGCGGAGACCAAAGTGGTTTCCCTGACTTCTGTTGCTGAAAATAATATCTCAGTAGCTGGTGCTATCGGCGCTGGACCTGCTGGACCAACAGGTCCTACAGGCCCTACGGGTGCCACAGGAAATACAGGAGCTACAGGTCCTGCTGGGCAAGGTGTACCTACAGGTGGTGTTGAGCGTCAGGTCATCGTTAAGCAGAGTGGAACTGACTACGATACTGCGTGGGACTATGTAGAGGCTGTATACCTTCAGATTCAGAACAACGAGGGGAGCACTCTTTCCGCTGGTACGCCTTTGTATGCTAAAGGTATTTCTGGAGCAAGCATCCTAGTCGGCGCTGCGTGCGCTAATGACTCCGCTAAAATGCCAGTTGTTGGTGTTCTGCTCGAAGAAACTTTAGACGGAGCAAATGGTGAAGCGATTGTGGCTGGCCTGTTTAATAAAACTATTACGGGGCTTACTGGTGTTTCTGTAGGGGATATAGTATACGTTAACGGTACGGGTGGTCTCACAGCAACAAAGCCCTCTGCCTCTACAGATCTTATTCAGAACGTAGGCATTGTGCTTCAAACCAATGGAACCAACATCCAGAAAATGAAGGTTTCTGCTATCGGTAGGTCAAACGACATACCGAATCTAGCAAGCGGTAAGTTCTTCATTGGCGGCACTACGGGTCAGGTATCTCCATACACTCTGCCTATCGCTGACGGAACCAACGGTCAAGCCTTGGTTACTGACGGTAGCGGTGCGCTTTCTTTTGGTGATGTAGATTCCACTCTTGAGAATGCAATCACAATATCTAATACAGATGCTGCATTCAGCCACATGACGTCTCCTATAACCGCTGGGACGTCACTTGAAGCTGTCCTCAGAGACATGCTTGAGAAATACAACATTACGAGCATTAGCCTTACTAATATTAGCAGGGCGCTTCAGAATCCAAATGGCACCTACGGTTCGTTTGCTAATGACACGAATGGCGAAACCGTAGAGGTTGGGCAAGGTGTTAGGATTCAGGGGTTTGACTACAACATTGTAGATAACACCCAGACTGGAGACACGTCGGTTGCATTTTTAGAAAACAACGCCGCAGTTGAGAGTGGCTTCGCAGACGACAACGCCGCAAAGACACTGGCAACCACCATTGAAAGAGATCTTACCTCTCAGTCTACCAGGACCTACAAGGTGACGGCTATCGATAATGGAGGTAGTGGTAACGAAACTATCTCTAGTGGTACTCAAACATACAGGTGGTACTTTAGGGTGCGGGTCGGATCTAGCACAACCCAATCCATCACTAATGATACTGAGGCTGATACGTTGTGGGATTCTCTCACGGCTCCTTTCAACGACTTAATTGCTCAAGGGGACTTTACTACTATTGCCGACTCTGGCATGGACACGCAGCTTAATTACACCTGGATTGCATACCCTGACGCCTGGGGAGCACCAAATCAAATTCTACTTGACGGTTCTACTAACGTGCTAAGCGACTTTGAGTCACCAGTCACGTTCGATCTCACGAACCCATATGGCGTAACAACAACATATCGCTTTTACAGAAGTACATATGATGATGCTTTTGCTGTCAATCAAACCGTTAAAGTAGACTTCTAATGCCAATTTTTCCAGGACCAGTATCGCACAACAATCCTAACGCACCTATTGTAAACGCAACGGGCAATCAGATTGTGGGCTTTGGTTTCTTTGACACCACTGGCGATAGAAACAACCTTGCTAATGCGCTTCAGACAGACGGATACCTAGCCATTGTTGGTACGACCACGTTAACAGCTTACGTGTTCCAAGGAGGCACATGGAATGACCCAAACGACTGGTCTGAGGTTGGTTCTGGTTTAGACAATACGGTTGATGACCTAACACCTCAGCTTGGTGGTGATCTCGATGTGTATGACGGTGCCGCCACTCACAGCATTACCAACTCAAATAGTGGTGCTGATATCCAGTTTACCCCTACTGGAACAGGCCACATAAACCTAGACGGGCTTGTAGAGTTTAAGCGGTTTGACCCAGCTTCACCTCCTACTGCTTTTGAGGGGGGAATGTATGCCGACACGGATGATAACCTGTACTTCGGAGTAAGCTAATAAAAACGTTGTATATTTGCTCAAAATATTTACAAAAAAAATAACAGATTATGGCAGAATGGAGAAAAGTAATAGTTGAATCCTCTGCGGACAACATTGCTGAAAACGCGGCAACGGCAACAGCCCTAGCAACCGCACGAGATTTTTCTATCACTGGAGAGGTAACAGCATCAGCTGTTTCCTTTGATGGAACAGGTAACGTAGCTCTTAGCGCTACGGTAGCCAACGACATCATTGATGAGGCCAATCTTAAGGTCACAAACGCTCCAACTGATAATTACATCCTTAGTTACGATGATGCAAGTTCGGGCTTTACGTGGGTTGCAAATACAGCGTCTGCAAACGACGCTACTATTACGCTTGCTGCTGGTACTGGTTTATCTGGAGGTGGCGACTTTACCACCA